CACATATACACAACCGTTTTTAAGTTTGAAATCAAACGATCAAAGAGACATCATCGAAGAACTGCTTGGCATTACTCAGTTGAGTGAAAAGGCCGAGTTGCTACGAGAACAAATTAAAAATAGTAAAGAGCAGGTACGCGATGAAGAAGCACGAATCAAAGCTTTACAAGAAAGCAATGTCAGAGTACAAACAACTGTAGAAGATTTGCAACGCCGTTCGCGAACATGGGTCAAAAAGAAAACAGATGATCTTACTGCCTATGTATCTGCTATCACTGAATTAGAAAACACTGATATTGATTTGGAACTTGATTCTCATCGAGCACTTGCTGTTTATAAGGAAAACGAAAATCGCCTAAAGTTAGCCAATAAAGAATTAGCAACAAGACAAAGCAATGTTAAGAAATTGCAAGATGCACTTGTGTCAGCACAACGAAGCTTGGCTTTAATTGAAGAACATCAATGTCCCAGTTGTGGGCAAGATGTACATGACGAGAAGCACGATGAAATGGTTGCATCTGCAACCAATACTGTTAAAGTAACTGATACTGCATTAAAAGAAGAACATGGCTATTTGGCGCAGGCTGACATGGTAGTGCGTACCATTAATCAATTGCCAGCAAGACCTCAGACCAAATATCAAAATGTAGAGGATGCCGCGGCACATAAAAATAATCTAGAAAACATTCGAAAACAACTAGAAGCAAAAGACCAAGAAGAAGATCCTTATCAGGAACAAATTGAAGCTCTTAAAAATACTGCGCTTGCAGAGGTTAGCTGGGATGAAATTAACAGGGTAAGTAAACTGCTTGAACATCAAGAATTCTTGCTCAAGTTACTTACAAGCAAAGACTCATTTGTCCGAAAACGCATTATTGAACAGAATTTAGCGTATTTGAATCACAGATTGGGTTATTACTTGGATAAGTTACAATTGCCGCATCAAGTTTCTTTTAGAAGCGATTTGGAAGTTGATATCAACCAACTGGGTCAAAGCTTTGATTTTGATAATTTGAGTAGGGGCGAACGGAATCGATTAATTCTAGCACTAAGCTGGAGTTTTAGAGATGTGTATGAGAGCTTTACTGAACCAATGAACTTGTTGTTTATTGACGAGTTGGTTGATTCGGGCATGGATCAGGTTGGTATTGAATGTTCAATGTCAATCTTAAAATCCATGGGCAGAGAAATGAATCGAAATATTTTCTTAATCTCACATAGGGATGAGTTAGCAAGTCGAGTCAACAATGTACTTTTGGTGGTCAAAGAAAGTGGATTTACCATGCTTGACGCAGATACACAAGTGAATGAAATTAACTAAGGAGACTATAATGTCGACAAATCACGAAACACTTTTGGAACAATTTGAAAATTATAAAGCTGAGAATGAAAAGTTCACAGGCAAGGGTGTGAAGGCCGCGGCTGCTCGAGCTCGTAAGGCTCTGCAAGAAATGAGCAAAGCAATCAAAGAACGCCGTAAAGAGATTACAGCCGAGAAAGAAGCCCTGTCAACTCCCAAGTAATGACTTGGCTGTATCAAGGTACTGTGGTAGATGTACTTCCTGAAGAATGCGTTGGTTTTGTTTATCTTATAACAAATAAAACTGACCATCGGATGTATATTGGCAAAAAGTTAGCAAAATTTTCCAAGACTACCTATAAAGTGGTCAAACAGAAAAATGGAGTCAAGAAGAAAAAGCGTATTCGTTCTAAGATTGACTCAGACTGGAAAGAATACTACGGTAGCAACGATCAGTTAAACAAAGATGTAGAATCTCTTGGTAGAGATAACTTTATTAGAGAGATTCTACATTACTGTAATTCAAAGGCTGTATGCTCTTACATAGAGGCCAAAGAACAATTTGATAGAAAAGTATTGGAATCGGCAGATTATTACAATGGACAAATTAGTGTTCGTGTACATGGCTCACACATAATAAACAAGCTGTAACAACGGCTATAACTCACCTGGCTCATTTGATAATTAAAGTGTACAATAACTCATCCTGGCTAATTTACTACGCAATGTAGACACTCACAGCGATTTCGCAAATTCAATTAGCAAACTCACAACGACAAGATCACTACTGATAGGTCAGTGTCACCGATATAATTAGACACCCATAAAACCAGGCACTAGGGTTGCGCTGGGGAAGGAAATTCTGTGCAGTAGCAGAGACTAACGCCCACTATCCTTCACAGGACGAAGTTCGATTGCTTGAAAAGAACTGGGATTAGTATACGAAAGCTAAAATGAGTAGGCTCTGGTGAACTATTACAACCTACATACTGTATCGACGATTTCAACTAGGTCAATACGGTAGCGTCATATAAGATGAGTGTAAAAGGGTACAGCGTGACCGCCCTTACTTTAACAAGTTTCTTTAGTTGAATGTGGCTTGAACTTCGGTGTCAAGTTTTCTCTTAGTCCTTAACAGGGCTAAGTGTGACTGAAGCATCAGTGTCAAGTAATCAAAATGTTATCAAATGTGATCAAATGTGATCAAATGTGATCAAATGTGATTCACTATAATTACTTTAACTACTCTATATAATACAAGATGAATGAGTAGAGCGAAGCGATACGAAATTCAAGAGCGAAGTATTCGCTCTACCAAGATATAACAAGTTACATCCGACTACGAGCAATACCTTTTTTCCCATACATTGTTTCTGTCTTCTCTTTTATTGCTTCACTAAGAACAAGTCTTTCAAGATATGTCATATTCCAGATTGATTCTGGATCCACTGGTCCCCAGATGCTTAGTGTAGATACTTCTTTGATTAAGGCTCTTGCATCTGATTCGATTGCGTCAATAAAGTTTCTAATCTTTACTCTATCAACTCCAAACATCAAGAGCCGTTGGCGAAAAAACTTGTGGGGTCAAACAGCATATCTGATGTGTAATCCTCATTGCAGTAATCACACTTTATTTTAACTGTTCGAGTAATACCAAACTCGCCAAATCTTTTTAACTCTACATCTAATCGTTCATTGCTTGCACGATCTAAATTCTTAACCCATTCAAAAATATGTGAATAGTTAGTTACTTCAGTTTCATCTGGTAATGTTACTGAAATGATACTTTGTGCAAGTATTTCTTGACTTAGATCAACCAACACATTGTATCCATTGGTAGCAACTTCTGCTTTTTGATCAACTGTTGAAGTTTCGTTTGCTTCCATAGCCTGCAATTGTCGCATTGTTGTAAATTGAATGCGAAGAAGCTTACTTTGTGATTCTAATGTATACGGTTTTAATTCAACTCGTACACCGGTACTAAGTGTAACTGAGCCTACGCCTTCTGGAATTTCTTTAAGAGTAGAAAGAACTCCACCTAGCCCAATGGTAATTCGTTGGCTCTTCCCTTCGCTTTCATTGCATCCGTGTGTGACATTCAATTCCATGTCATCACCATAGCTGGCCATACGCATGGCCACTAAGATAGCATCAATGTCCGGGGCAGGAATTTCGTTGACATTCCTGATATCTGGACAAACACTTTGTATTACCTGCTTTAACGCTTCACCGTTTAATAACGAATCTGGATTTTTTAATGCCAATTCATCTTTGGCAGTCATTGGATAGATTGCCAATTCGTTTGTGTCTGAAAACTTGGGTGGAAGCTTATAAAATCTTCCTTTTGAAGGAAGTTCAATGTATGTGCCAGGGCGGCGGTAATACCCTGCCAACGGGTTTGGTGTCACTGCCTTAAACGGCTTTTTTAGTGGGTTTTGGTTATCCATGTACTTAATCCTTAACGGTAAATAGGTTCGTAGGCCTATTTTCATAATCTATTTATGTACTAATATAATGGCTTCAGGACCGTAATTTAATGAGTGATTTAAGCGAAGAAGCAGTCCGTAATTTGTCAGATTCCATTGATCGGTTGAACTCACAAATGAGCGGTATGTCGGCTGGTATGGGTCGAGGTGCAGGGTCCACTTCTGGAGTACCTACGCCAAAGGCATCATCAAAGTCAGCGCCAAAGTCAAAGGAATTTTTGGAGTTAGAATCTAGATTAGCAAGTTTAAGCAAAGTTTTGGAAAAAACAGGCTCGCTATCTCAAAAGGACAATGACGAGCGCGAAGAATTAATCAAGACCATAAAGAAAGAAGAAGATGCACATGCCAAAGTAGCACTTTCAATGAAAGATGTAGGCAAAGAATTTAAAAACTTTGGCACTGACCTATTTAGAAGTGGACAGAGTTTTGAAGGAGCATTTAAAGGGCTAAGTTCCAATTTAAAATTCAGTACTTCAGTGGTAGGAAAAGCATTAGGCGGATTTGCTGGTGGTGTAAGTTTTATGCTTACTATGATGAATGAGTTTGCCAGTGACGCTAGACAACTTGGTGGAATGGCTGATCTTGGAGCATTTAAAATTGGTTCCATTACACAAGCAAAACTAATGAGTGGACTTGGTGATAATTTTATTAAAGTTATTGAACAGAGCCAAGGCGGATTTAAGGCATTTGGTAAAAACTCACAACAATCAGTTGAAACACTCAGCGAACTGGCCAGAGGGTTTAGAATGGGAAGTGGTGTTATCAGTGGAACGCTTAGTAAAAACCTTGGTCCACAATTAACAAAGACCATGGACAAAGCCGCAAAGTCAACTGCGGCAATGGGATTGACACAAGAAGATCAAGCAAATGTCATGGGTTCGCTAAGTGCAACTATTCAGTTGACTGCTAAAAGTGAAAAAGAAGCACAACAGATGATGGTCAAGCAGTATGCTGAAACTGTTGACAGTGCTAGAACATTAAGCAACGCATTTGGTACCAGCTCAAAAGAAATTCTAAAGAGTATTGAAAACTTTAGAAAGAGTACAAGTGGACAAGCGGCCGCACTCCAAGGAGTCAAGGGCGCAGAAGATATTAAACAAGCACTATCTGCCGCAGGTGTAAGCAATAACGAAGAAGATTT